CAGCTGTCGCTCCTGTGCTCACTCACGTATTCACTCTACTGCGCTTCGCTCCGTGCACTTCTGAATATAATCACTTGCGTGCTACGTGCACCTAAATCAGTACACACAGCGTCCGCTCACTGTGTTTATAGTTTGCACTTAGTTAGTTTAAACTAATTCGTGTTTTAAAATATCTAAAAAATTAATTAAAAACTATTGACATATTAAAGGTACAATGCTATAATATAATTACAGTAAAGGAAAGAGTATCAAGAAAGGAGAAATAATATGAACCAATTAACAGACCAGGAATTAAAAACATTAAGAGAGGCAGAGGATATTTTATTTAACCATATTGAATACGGTATGAACAACGTTTTTGACAACGCTTTTTGTGAATTACATAAATCTATTAATGAATATATGGAGAATAAAGTATTGTCAAAATCAATTTATCGAATAGCTAGAGAGGGTGTGGAATAATGTCAGAATGGATAACACATGCGCAAGTTCGCAGGCGTTTCCAAGAACACTTTTGTGAGACACTTTACGAACACCCAAATTTAGTAACACCAAAAACTGTAGAAGAATACGAACACATGAAAGACATAATGAGAGAGGAAAATGGAACAGCCTTGTCATTGTGTAACACAACCTACATAACCAACTTACATTATGCATTCATTTACAAGTTAAAAGAAAGCACATATGACAACGGTAAATACTATATAGCGTATATAACCAAAGACCAACGCATAGATGTGCCAATCAGCAAATCATTAATAAAGGAGTATTATTCATGGATATTAGAAAAATTAAAAGAATCATAAAAAGTGTAATAGAGGAAATTATTGCAATTTTAGCATTAACAGCTTTTTTCCTTGCTTTATTTTATTGGGTTGCTGTTATAATAAACTTTTTTGTTCCAACACCGTAAATTAGTAATAGCATTTATTGTTACACTATTAAAATTGTTTCGCATGAAACATTGTAAAAAAGGAGTATATAATTATGGAAAATAAAGAAAAATTTAAAAATGAAATTGTAGATATAATCTGTGATGGTGATAGTATTGCTGTTGATAAGGAAACACACGTTCCTGTGGCTTGTACTAATATTGAATGTGATAACTGTTTATTTTATAACATTAAAGAATATTGTATTGATGCGCTAGTTGAATGGGCGAATCAAGAATATAAATGACCTATTGCAATATCACAAAATGACATTACATTTCTCAGTTATATTTCTAACAAATTTAAATATATAGCTAGAGATAAATGCGATAATTTATATGCATATGATATTGAACCGAAAAAATTAAAAGTAGTAAAAATATTAAAAACTACTTGACATTTCAATCGTAATCTGATATACTTAATAATGTAAGGAAGATATTAATTATCCAACTTGCATATACCACACCATACAGGGCGGTGCGCAAAGCACCGTCCACTCACAAAAATAACAGATATCCCGACACCCATGCAGGCGAAAAAATCGGTGGCAATGTGTAAAGGTTCGATTCCTTTTATCTGATTCGACTTCACAAGAAGTCGTGCATTCAGCAGTCTAGCAAGCACAAACAAAATGAAAAGAGGTGAAAGGCAAAATGGCAAGAGCAAGAAAAGTAACACGAACAATTGCATCAACTAAAGTAGTTGTTATGTGTGTAAACACAGAGACAGCAGTGGTTGAAAACTACGAAGTGACAATCGCAGGGGTTTACACTGACGAGAAAAAACTTATGAAAGCTGTAACTAAAGAAGTAGAGACAGCAACACTTAAACCAGTATCAGTTGTTTCAACAGAAGTTATTGAGACACTGTACGGTATGGATGAACAGAAGTTCATTGAAATGGCAGAGGTACTGCCACCAAGAGACAAAAAAGAAGACACAGACGAAGTAGAAGAATAATTAAAAGAAAAAGGAGAAAATAACAATGAGTAAAATTACAATCACAAACACAAGCAGAGAACTTACAGAGGTAGAGCAGTATCTTATGACAATGGATGCGGGTATAACATCAATGAAAGACGTACCTGACGGAACAGCAATTCCAGTGGATGCTTACATTGAGTACAAGGACACAAAGAAAGACGGAACAGAAGCTGATTTGCTTTCTATCATCACAGTAGATGGTAAAGTGTATTCAACACAGTCCGAAACTTTCAAGCATTCCTTAAAGTCAATCCATGAGTTAATGCATGGTAAATCATATGCAATCGTAAAACGTAGCGGAGAAACGAAAGCAGGTAGACCATTTGTGGATTGTGGACTCGACGTAAATTCAGTAAAATAAGTAGATTTTATCGTAAAAATTTTTCTTTCTTAAAATATAATGGGTGGGCAGTTCGCCTACCCTTTATTGTTAAAAAAAATGTGAGAGGTGTGTTAAAATTGAAAAAGAGCAAATCAAAGTATAGTCTATACTATAAGCAATATCAGCGAAAAATATCAGCATTAAGAAAACAGAATATCGAATTACGTGGTGCAAACGTATATCAAACAGAATCACAGTTGCGTAAATGGGGTATACAAGGAAGAGACTTAGCAAAAATAACAAGACAGTTAAAAGCAGATATCAAGAATCTAGCAAAACAGGAGGCATATTCAACAGAAACAGGAGAAATATCAACTGTTGGTGTGTTAAAGCATGAATTGGCGTCAGAACGCGCCAAGCGTAGTGCAGAGATAAGGAAACGTAACAAGGAATCCGCAAAAGAGTTTTGGTCCACAGATACCCAACCAACCACGCACGATTTAAAAAACACAGTGCATTTAAAACAGCCACAACTTGGTGATATGGCTAATCAGAATTTTATTGATGATTTTTTAGCGCGAATAACAGCACCAATACCGACTGAAACAATCTACGGTAATAGAAGAAAAAGATCGAATATTGAAATGGCAGAACAAGCACAGTCCGCTTTATTAGAGTTATATTATAGTACTATCAATAAAGATGGCGAAATAGCTGTAGGAGAGCGTCTTGCGAATAATTGGGATGTAATTAAGATGCACTTGGAAGTGGTTTTAACTGATTCAAAAGGTATAAACGTTGCTTCTTCATTGGAAGCTATTGGTGAAATTATTAGTGGTAGGGCATTATCTGTTGTAGAACGAGACTCTTTAAATAATGAACAGGAATCACTATATTCTTGGGATATAGAGGATAACACCTATGAATAGTAAACGTGCAACAAGAATGTTCATGTGTGATTTTGAGACAACCGTATACGATAACCAAGACCACACAGAAGTGTGGGCAGTTGCGATTGTAGAACTATTTACAGAAAACGTTACAATCTTGCACCGAATTGAAGATATGTTTACATATTTTCGTGCTTTAGACACAAACATCATAGCATTTTTTCATAACCTAAAATTTGATGGTGCTTTTATTCTTGATTATTTACTTGCACAGAAGAAATATCCACAAGCACTCAATAACGATAACGGAGTTTACTCATGGAAAAAGAACAAGGAAATGTTAACTAACGAGGTGCGCTATAGTATATCGGATAAGGGTATGTGGTATTCTATTACACAGAAACTTCCAAACAATAAGTTACTTGAATTTCGTGACTCTTTGAAACTGTTACCGTTCTCCGTTGAAGTGATTGGCAAGTCATTCGCTACGAAGCACAAAAAGCTAGATATGGAATACACAGGCTACAGATACGCAGGGTGTGAGATTACAGAAAAGGAACGAGAGTACATTGCAAATGACGTTCTTGTGGTAAAAGAAGCGCTTGAAATCATGCTAGAACAAGGACACTATAAATCTACAATAGGTTCATGTTGCCTAGAAGAGTTTAAAAAAGGATATGACAAGACAGATTATGCGCTACTATTCCCTGACATATACAAGATAGAAACAGGAATAACAAAATATCCAACCTTTGGCGATTACATCCGCAAGTCATACCGTGGTGGATGGTGTTACCTTGTAAGAGGAAAAGAAAATAAAATATATCATAAAGGAACAACAGCAGACGTTAATAGCCTTTATCCATCTATGATGCACTCTGACAGCGGGAACTTTTACCCAGTAGGAAAGCCACACTATTGGTGTGGAAACTATATACATGAAGAAGCATTAAAAAAAGACCCACAAGGAGACCCAAGGTATTTTTTCTTACGTATTCGCACAAGGTTTCACGTGAAACATGGTTACTTACCATTCATACAGATAAAAGGTTCACCACTTTACCGAGGTACAGAAATGTTAGAAACAAGTGATGTGTACAGTAAGAAACACGATAAATATTTCCCATACTATTATGATAGCGGAAACAACAGGCATGAAGCTATCGTGGAAATGGTTGTAACGTGCACAGATTATTATTTAATGTTGGAACACTACGACTTATATGATTTTGAAATCATAGACGGTGTATGGTTCTATGCAATGAAAGGCATCTATGATGAATACATCAACAAGTACGCGGAGATTAAGAAGAAAAGCAAGGGAGCACAGCGCACTCTTGCAAAGCTATTTCTTAATAATCTTTACGGAAAACAAGCTTCATCTAAAGATAGTTCATTTAAGATCGCATACGTGAAAGATGATGAATCACTTGGTTTTATAAGGCAGGAGGAGAGCAATAAGAAAGCAGGTTACATTCCTTGTGGTTCTGCGATTACATCATACGCAAGAGAGTTCACTATCCGAGCGGCTCAGAAGAATTACCATGGCGTTAATGAAAGAGGCTTTATCTATGCTGATACTGATTCTATACATTGCGACTTATTACCCGATGAAATAGTTGGTATAAGAGAGCACCCAACGGAATTCAACTCATGGTCATTGGAATCATGTTGGGATATCGCAACGTTCACACGACAGAAAACATATATTGAGCATGTAACGCACGAAAACAGAGAGCTGATAGAAGAACCGTTTTATGATGTGAAGTGTGCAGGAATGCCTAATAAGTGCAAGAATCTGTTTGTATTATCCATGCAGGGTAATGCAGATATAAACGGATATATAGAACCTAGAACAGGAACGCACAAAGAATGGTCAGAAGAGGAAAAGCAATTTCTATTTAAAGGAGATAAACCAATTAAGCGTGATTTGTCAGATTTTAAGATAGGACTTAAAGTACCTGACAAGTTACGACCTAAAAGAATGAGGGGCGGGGTGTTACTGGTAGAGACTAGTTATGAAATGAGGTAGATAGTGTGAAAGTAAGATTACAAGATATAGTAGAATATTGTATAAATAAAGCACATTGTACTGATTGTCATTATTGTAAAAGCGGTGAATGTGTTGCTAAAATTGATGGGTATTACCCATTTGATTTAGAAGAATATTATCAATTATGTTACTATTCGCCTGAACTAGCAAAAGCATTATATACAAACGAGGAGGTTGAGCTATGAAAATGAATCTAAGGAATATAATTTTATATTGTGATAATAACACATGTGGCTTATGTAAATTTTATGATAGGGGGTCTAATGTATGCAATGTTAGAGTAAATGGCGAAATACCATGCCGTTATAAAACAATGCTTGATGATATTTTAAAATATCCAAAAATTGCGCAAGATATTATAAATGATGTAGAGGTGGAAATAGATGAAAACAACGGTGAAAGAACTGATTGATATTTGCACAAGTAGATATGCACAGGGATGTGTTGACTGCCCATTTTATGAGTACAAATGTTATATGCCAACTTATCCACATATACCACGGGACGCAAAGAAACACAGAAAATTTAAGAAAGAAAAAGAACTGAATAAAGAAGTCGAATTAAAATTAGATAAATAAGAACATAAAAGGTACAATGCATAAGCAAAGTACCTTTTATTATATCATTGACTATCGGTGAAAACGGTCTAAAACTTTTTACAGTAAGGGAGCAACCCCGACCATAGAAACAGCGGTATCTTTCACCCGTGCGCCCTGCTTATATGTTTTTCGCTTTCTAACGATAGGTGATACCATTAATAACTAAGTGCCTGCAATACGGTTTCTTTGCATTGTAAGTCTTTAAATCGGAAACATCCACGCTCAAAGAAGTACCTCATATTAGATAAGAACAAGTCATTACTCTTTAACATAACATAGTTAATGTTGTGGTCATCAGTTGTAATGCTTATCCTATACGGGTATGTCTTATCTGCTCTATCGTCACAATAAATAATACCTAAGTCCATATACTCTTTAATAGCATAGTCTCTACCAAGATATCTAAGTGTTGCCACATAAGTACATTCTCCTACTGGCTTTTCAATAAATGCATTACTGTCATTTAAGTAAGTGGCTTGTGCAGAATAAGCAACATAATCATCAGTGATAAATGCACGATTGAATCCACTTTCTGTCTGTGCCTTACTTGCACTTTCGTTATAACCCTGCTCTAGTACGAACCCATTTCCACGTAAAAATTTCGTATCAGATTTAAGTCTGTTTGAAATCTTCATGGCTGTATAATACGGATTAATCAATGACACAGGGTTAGCCATCATGTAAACAGGAACATAACGAACTTGTTTTCCCTGTCCACGTGCAATAGAGGTATGAATGGAAATAAATTTTTTCACTTCATTTGCGCAATATCTATTTGTCTCGCTCTGAAATTCGTCAAAAATAAGACAGCTGATATCACTAAACATATGTGAGTTCTTCTTTACGGCATCAGCATTGTTAAGTGCCATAGCATAACCACATGAAACACCATCCAAAAATAATTCATGAAACTTTCCATGCATCATTGGTTTACTTGTCATTTCGTATTCAGGAAAAAATAATTCTTTAATGTCTTTAAAAAACTTCTCTGCTACGCCACTAAGCTCGTAATCGTATCTATATAGTAACCCAAACTTTTCACCTTTTGACAAAAATTTATTAACAACCAGTTTACCAAAATAGGTTGTCTTACCGCCTGTTCTGTTACTGGTTACCATATAAATCTCAGGTCTTTTATTGTTAAGGTCTAACAGACTTAATAGTTTTGTACCGTCATAATAACTCATTTTATCACCTCTTGTATATTATAGCATAAATAAGGCAATCTGTCAATTATTAAACACAATGTATTTTAATAGACACAGTGTCTATAATTATACAGTGTATTGACAAAACATACATTATTGTGGTATAATTAAATAAGAAAGGTAGGTGATTAAAGCTATTGATGTAAATGCAGTAACTACAGCAATCTCAACAGTTGGTTTCCCTATTGTAATGTGTGGAGCTATGTTTTGGTATATGCTGAAAGAAAAAGATGCACACAAAGAAGAAATGAACAGTGTAACAGAGGCGTTGAACAATAACACATTGATTCTACAGAAGTTATGCGACAGATTGGATGGTGACAAGGATGGCGGTGTATAACGTACACGCAGGACACTCATTAAAGTGTAGAGGTGTAAGTGATTTACTGGACGAGGTAACAGAAAATAGAGCTGTTAAAAATAAGCTAATCGAACTGTTAAGAGCGAATGGGGATACAGTGTATGACTGTACAGATGACTACAGCACAACACAGGACGCAAACTTATCTTCTATTGTTTCCAAGTGCAATGCGCACAATGTTGATTTAGATATTTCAATCCACCTAAACAGTGCAAGAAACGACAGAGTAGGTGACGGAAAATGTGGTGGTGTTGAAGTCTATGGCTACGATGATAGAATCTATGGTACTGCTTACAGAATTGCAGAGAATATCGCAAACACTCTAGGGATAGGGTTTCACGGTGCTCCAGTAAAGTACAATAAAGGATTGTATGTGCTTAGAAAAACAAGAGCAAAAGCAATTCTTATTGAATGCTGTTTTGTAGACGATAGAGATGATGTTGCTCGTTGGGATTCTACAAAATGTGCTATGGCTATTGCATCAGCACTTGGGTGTAAAACAAATGCTTCCACTGTGAAACCAACACCGAATGTTTCACGTGAAACATATTTTCCAGTATTCAAGTCAAGTAGTTGTTCCATTGTAGATTGCCTGAAATCAATCGGTGTAGATTCCAGTTATACGTATCGTCAGCGTATCGCAAGTAAAAACGGTATTGCAAACTATAAAGGATCAGCACCACAGAATGATAAGCTTGTTTCTCTTGGTAAAAAAGGGAAATTGCTGAAACCGTAGAAAGGTAAAAAATAAATGCCAAGTATTGATACAGCTTATTCGTGGGCAATACAAACTTGTAACGCACCAAATGTTGGGTATTCACAAACATATAGAAATAGACAGACAGTTGGTGGAATTACTTATTACGACTGCTCTTCATTTATCAATTATGCACTGGTTGCAGGCGGTTTTGAAACGCCTCGTTATGCGCCAAACCATAACGCTTTTACAACATCTTCAATGATTCCCTGTTTATTAGAACTAGGGTTCACAGAAGTAGATTCCAACGGAGAATATAAAGCGGGTGACATTGGATGGTCAAGCGGGCATACAGAAATGTGTTATTTAGGTGGTGACGGTAAGGGTGTTTTCATGGGTGCACATACAGACAATGCCCCATTAGAATACCAAGTAAGCATAGGTAATACAAGCGGAAATGTTAACTACCAACGTAGCTTTACAAGATTATTCAGATATGGTAGTGGTGGCGCAACTGGATACGGTTCAAGTATTTATGTAGTATCAGCACTAGCAGGAAACGCATGGAGAGAGTCGCATATTAACCCAACATTAGGACAACAAGGTGGTACAGCTTTTGGTATCTTTCAGTGGGACGGTTCAAGACGCGAAGCCTTATACACTTGGTTGGAAGCTAACGGTTATGAACGAACTGACCCAGTCGGACAAATGAAATACTTAGTTGTGGAAAATGACTGGCAAGGTGAATTTGCAGGAATTACTTCCTTGCAAGAGTTCTTGACTAGCAGTAGCACGAATATCCCACAGTTGGTTGAAGCTTTCGAGACATGTTGGGAACGTGCGGGAGTTCCTGCCTTACAAGAAAGAATTGATTTTGCATATAAAGCATATGATTATATTCAGCAGCACGCAAACGATTCAAGTATCACAACATGGGAAACAGAACCAAAGTATTATCTATCAGAATCGCAGGCACTTAACAATGCTGTTTTGATGTATCGCTTTTATAGTGCAGGAGGAGGCGGTGGCGGTACGCCATCTAAAAGAAAGAAAAGCATGCCTATATGGATGATGATTCGTTATAACTTTTAGAAAGGAATATGATTATGGCAGTAAGAACAAGAGAAGAAATTTTAGAGTCAATTCGTGCTAGAGTTGGTGAACAGACGGATGATGAAACGATTGCATTTTTGGAAGACGTTACAGACACACTTACCGACTTTGAAACAAGGGCAAATGGTGATGGCGAAGACTGGGAACAGCGTTATAAAGATAATGACACAGAATGGAGAAAGAAATATACAGAAAGATTTTTCAGTGATGAACCACAAGTAGCAACACCTGAACCAAAGGGTGATGAAAGCACGAAACCGAAAACTTTTGAAGATTTATTTAAGTAAGGAGAATTTTATTATGGCAAAAAGAATTGCAACAAGCACGCTTAATGCTTCAACGATTGACATTATGAATGTCATTAGACAGAACGCAAGTTATGATTATCAACAGAGTGTACCTGAAGTAACAACATCAGAAGACGTTCCTAAAGTAGGGGAGATTATTTATGGGACACCCGCATTCGCTAACCAGTTTTTAAATGCACTAATTAACCGTATTGCTACAGTACGTATGCAGAGCGCGACATTTAATAACCCTTATTCACAGCTTAAAAAGGGGTATCTTGAATTCGGTGAAACAGTGGAAGATATTTTTGTATCTATCGCAAACGCTGTTGAATTTTCAGCAGAAAAAGCAAGCGCAAGAGAATTTAAAAGAACATTTCCTGATGTGCGTACAGCTTTCCATACAATGAACTGGCGAGTGATGTATCCAGTAACAATTCAGGATGAAGATTTAAAACAGGCGTTTCTTTCTATGGATGGTGTACAGTCATTAATTGCTAAAATTGTAGACAGCGTATACACCGCAGCCGAGTATGATGAATTCCTGCTCTTTAAGTACTTGCTTATTAAGGCTATCGCACATGGTCAGATGAAACCGAAAGCAATCGGCGACGGAACAGACTTGAAAGAAGGAGCTGTCCAGTTTAGAGCAACATCTAACTTATTGCCATTTATCAGTGCAGATAATAATATTGCAGGCGTTAAAACAAACACACCGAAAGAAAGACAGGTTATATTCATGGATGCTACTTTCAACGCTCAGTTTGATGTAAATGTTCTTGCGAGTGCGTTTAACATGGAAAAGGCTGATTTCATGGGAAGACTGCATATCATTGATGATTGGACAAGCTTTGACAACGACAGATTTGAAGTTATTCGTGCGAATTCAACAGGTATTGAAGAAGTGACGGCAGAAGAACTTGCATTGCTTGCAAATGTAAAAGCGGTTATCTGTGATGAGAATTGGTTCCAGGTTTATGATAACAACAACAAGTTCACAGAAAAATATGTGGCAAGTGGACTGTACTGGAATTACTTCTATCATACATGGAAAACAGTTTCATCTTCACCATTCGCTAATGCTGTAGTATTCGTTACAAGTGACGCAATCATTGCAGCCCCTGCTACAATTACAGTACACGTTGACACAAAAGACGAAGCAGATTACGCGACAGTATTTGCACTGTCTCCAAAATTTGAGAATGCAGGACTTGAAGCTCAGAATGTAAACTTCATTCAGACAGAAGCTATGACAAGCGCAGGCATTGCAATGCAGAAATATGGTGTGCTTATGATTCCAAAGTCACAGCTTGCTACAGAGATTGTGCTTGAAGCAGAAATCAATGGTGTTAAGTACAAGGCAACTAAAACAAAAGTAACAGGAACTACCACAGTTGACACAGCTATTGAACTAACAAAGCAGGAGTAATATTAAAAAATAGGGCGCTATGATAGTGCCCTATTTTAATAAAAGGAGAAAAAATGTATATCAACCCTAATTCTGATATAAAATTATTGCATAACGTACCACTTGATAACACATATGAGCACACAATATATTTCAATACTGATACAGAGCAATACAATTACTTTTCAAAATACGTGAAAAAAAGCTTTAGCAACCAATCCTATTTAAGGGTGAATAAAGGCGTGGCAAGAATGGATGTAAAGGCAGACGATATTTATGACTGTAATTATATGATGTTTAGAAACACAGCTTATGGTAGTAAATGGTTTTATGCTTTTATTACAAGTATTGAGTATGTAAATGATAATTGCACAAACGTTACTTTTGAAATTGATGTTATGCAGACGTGGTTTTTTGTTCATAATGTTGATAAGTGTTTTGTAGAGAGAGAACATCCAGTATCAGACCAAATAGGTGAGCATTATGAACCTGAAAACATTGATACTGGTGAATATGTGTTTAATGACTACAGAAATCTTGACCCGGCATTTTCACCAATGGCTGTGGTTGTTATGGTTAGTGATGTGTCTGAATCACCAGACGGTGAACTATATAACGGTATATACGGTGGTTGCACACTATATGCTTTTAATTCGACAGATAGTGAAACTATAACCACTTTTTTATCGCATTATGATCAAGCACCCGAAGCAGTTGTATCAATATATATGCTACCAACAATATGCATAGAGCAACCCCTTAAAAATGGTGAAAAGACCCGCTTATATAAATCAGATGTGTGTAAATATAGAACAGTTACAGTTCAAACACTAACTGATAGTACATTTATAGATGGGTATACACCTAAGTGTAAAAAGTTATACACATATCCATATAATTTTTATTACGTAAACACAGGAACTCAAAGTGCTGTTTATAGATACGAGCTGTTTGACGATTTACTCCCACAATTTAGAATAGATACCCCAGTGACATACCCTGTTCAAATTTTAATGAGACCTATGTATTATAAAGGTTGTAAAGATACACCACTTAATTCTGAAGGTATAACATTAACAAATTATCCGTTGTGTAGTTGGCGCACAGATGCTTTTAGAGCGTGGCTTGCACAAAACAGCCTACCTATTGCGACAACAGCTATTTCAAGTGGTTTAAGTATTGGACTAGGTGCAACTGGTATGATTCCATTAAGTGACACAAAAAATAACATGAATAAAGCAAGTAATTTGCTAATGCAAGGATACCAAGCTAGCATTAAAGCGGATATAACTAGAGGAAACATATACAGTGGTTCTGTCGAGATATCCAGTAAAAGTAAAGGTTTTTACGGCGGTAGATGCAGTATCACAAGTGAATACGCTAAAATGATTGATGATTATTTTAATATGTATGGTTACGCGGTTAAAAGAGTAAAACACCCAAACTTTAGCAGTCGACCGCATTGGAACTATGTGAAAACGGTTGGGTGTTGCTTGACAGGAAGTGTACCTGCGGATGATATGAAAAAACTGTGTAGTATTTATGACAATGGTATCACATTTTGGAAAAATGGTGATGAAATCGGTGATTATTCGTTAGATAACAGTCCAGTATAAAGAGAGGTGAGACCAGTGGGTAGAAGAAAAAGAACAAACTTTGAAGAAAGTGCGATTACAAATACTTTAACGTATATGCAATATTTAAGACGGCTGATGGAGTTGTCAATGTCTATGTTTGAGTGGAAAAATTTGCCAAGTACAGTAGACCCTCGTTATATTGAGTTAAGATTATTTGAAACTGGTAGCGTTGTATTCTTTAAAGATGATGTACTAGGCGAGCTATGTCTTGACTGTATTCAGCAAGGTAATTTTGATGTATACGGTAACCCTATTACAAGGCGTGCTTATTCCTGTTATAACAATTATCAAAAAGTTCTAAATGATAAAGACAGTGTTATCATATGGAATAACTATCTGAGAACCAACAGTGTCACAGATATCCAGTTATATGCTAAAAGGTTATGGGACTTAGACAGGAGTGTTGATGTTAACGCAAAAGCGCAAAAAACACCTATTCTGATTCAATGCAATGAAAAACAAAAACTTTCAATGAAGAATCTGTATATGCAGTATGACGGTAATACGCCTGTTATCTTTGCTGATAATAATATTGATATAAATGGTGTTAAGGTAATAAGTACTCAAGCTCCATATGTTGCTGATAAGCTATATCAATTAAAAAATCAGATCTGGAATGAAGCATTGACTTATCTTGGTATCAGTAACTTGAACATTAACAAGCAAGAAAGACTTATCACAGACGAGGTGTCAAGTTCACAAGGTAGTACAATAAGTTCAAGATATAGTAGGCTTGAGTGCAGAAAACAGGCTGTTGAGAAAATTAATGAAATGTTCGGGTTGAATATTGAAGTTGATTACAGAAAAGATTATCAAGATATTGACTTAGATATGCCAAGTGATGATACGTTAGGTGGTGATGGTAATGAGTAAGTACACAACAGAAGTTCGATTTATCTGCGAGAGTAAGAGTGGGTTGGCTGAAAGTAAAGGTTGTGACAACGTGGACGAAGTTCTTGAAAAGAGCTGGAACAAGATTTTCACGACTAACTGTACTTTCTTTGATGAATCATACAGAAGTGTTTTATGTAAGAAAATTTTGAAGCATTACTATTTAAGAGAGATTTGTTCAGAAACTGTAGGTATATGGAAACTGTGGATGAACACAAAACTTGAGGAAATCATGCCGTATTACAATCAGCTTTACAAGAGTGCTTTACTTGAATTTGACCCTTTGAAAGATTACAGTGTAGAAAGAACGCATAAGAGAACAGGTATTGACGGGAAAACAAGTAGCACTGAAGTGAGTGAAAATAGCAGTGGTAGTTCAAGTAATAATGTTACTGATAGAGAACTGTACAGTGATACACCGCAAGGTGGTTTGGATGGTCTTGAAAGTGAAAGTTACTTAACGAGTGCTAGGAAGAATACTAGTGAAGGTAGTTCTAACAGTAGTGTTACTAGTAAGAGCGGTACTGATTATACAGAGAGTGTTAATAGTACGGAAGATTACACGGAGAAAGTCGCAGGTAAGGTTGGCGGTAGTAGCTACAGTAAAATGTTGAATGAGTTTAGGGAAACTATGCTGAACATTGACATGAAAGTTATTAATGAATTCGAAGAGTTATTTTTTGGTTTATGGTAATGAAAGGAGATAAAAACTATGAGTACAAGAGGTATTGTGAAAAAAGACCCTGCTGATTTTACACCTACTTTGGGGAATTATACGGACTTACAACCGTTTCGATTTTGGTGTCAAAAGGTGTTGCCGTTGGTGTATGATGATAGCCTTAGTTATTATGAGTTGCTTTGCAAGGTGGTTGATTATCTGAATAAGACCATGGAAGATGTGGGTGTGCTTGAGGGTGATGTAACTGGGTTGCATGAAGCGTATAAGAAGTTGCAGGGCTATGTGAATGACTACTTTAGTACACTGGATGTGCAAGAGGAAATTAATAATAAACTGGATGAAATGGCGAGTAACGGAACACTAGGTGAAATATTAAAAAGTGTTATAACAGTAAATCAGCCAGTACTTGTAAATAATAAAGAAGATATGGTAAATACATCTTATTTGTATATACTTGCAAGTGATGGCTATGTTTATTATTATGATGGAACAAAATTTGTTCCAAGTACATTAAAATATAATGCGCCGGTAAATGCTTATACAGCAGGATCTTTTACTACACCTATTAAGATTAATGATATCAAGTCGATCGGTACTTATACTGTAGACAGCGAATCACTGACTGGGTTAGTAAGTGAAAATGTAGATGATTACTATTGGACTTGTTGTTGTGTCGCACCTATTGTAAAAAATAACGTAGATGTTTTACAATATTTAATTGGTATTCCTATGTTATCATCAAATGCAGCTGTGTTTTATTACAGGTATTCACTCACCGGTTCGTTTAAGGCGTTTACTAGAACTACTGGTAGCACACCAAATATTCGCGATTATTACACATCACATAATTTTACTGCATCAGTTGATATTAATACTATTAAGTCAATCGGCACTTATACTGTAAACAGCGAATCACTGACTGGGTTAGTAAGTGAAAATGTAGATGATTACTATTGGACTTGTTGTTGTGTCACACCTATTGTAAAAAATAACGTAGATGTTTTACAATATTTAATTGGTATTCCAATGGCATCAGCAAATGCAGCTGTGTTTTATTACAGGTATTCACTCACCGGTTCGTTTAAGGCGTTTACTAAAATTTATAACAATACTGTAAACAACATTAAAAAAGTGTGCTTTTGCGGTGACTCATTCACAGCAGTAACATCTGTAAAATCATATGTTGATTTCTTGAATGAATGTGGACATTGCGATGGCACAAATCTAGGAATAAGTGGAAGTTATCCTAGTAGTTGGTTACAAGTACACGAAAAAGACATAACAAGTGAGTACGATATATATTTTATTGCGTTTGGGTTAAACGCTTTAGATACACCGGATGGTACATATAACGATAATACTGATAGTACATTCTGTGGACAAATGAATATACTAATAGATAAAATATATAATGTGTGCCCTAACGCAAGAATAATTGTTTGGTGTATGGATGGGTGGTTTACAGAAGCAAGATCAAATGCTTTGAAAGAATTAAGTTCATATAAGGGATGTGAATTTTACTCAATGAAAAGCGATGAAAAAATACCTGTAAGATTGAATGGTAAATTTGATGGTGTGTTACCAAACTTATCAAATGATGTTGTAACACTAAAAAACAATGCTTTAAAATTGGTTGATAATCACCCTAACGAAAAAGCACAAAAATTATTAGCCACTTACCTTACGCATATTATCTAATATTTATAATACCAAATACACTGCGCAATTAAATTTGTGTGGTGTATTTGTATTCAGAAGTGAGTATGCGCAAAGCGCAGTAGAGTGAATACGTGAGTGAGCACAGGAGCGACAGCTGATGTGCGGAACAGCGAACGGAGTGAGCGGACGATTCTGTGCGCTGATTTAGGTGTACCAATGGGGGGTACGAAAATTGAGATTCGCGGAATA